AGTCGTGCCTAAGCCAACCTGCACGACAGTGTCAAACTGGCTCGACCACTCGGCTGGGTTGATCGGCACAAACTGGTTACGCAAACGCACGATCTTTTCCTTGTTGTCGTGCTTCAGCACCAAATGCAAAATACCCTTAAACAGCGCCTTGACGCCTGTCTCAGCCATTGTCCTAGCATATGACTCCAGCTTAACCTGAGCGCCGCGCACGGTCGCTGAGACTGCGCTGGCGGTGCTTGACTGCAAGCTGTTAGCGTCAAGCCCCTGAGACGCACGGCTCATGCCGGTGCGTTGCTCTTTTACTGTGTCCAGATAATCCATCAGCGGGCGGATTTCCCCGCCTACGGATGCGCCGGTTAGGGCTTGGATCATACCCGGTTGGCGCGTGCGGATTACGCCGCCGGGTGAGCCGTCAAGCAAATCGTCGAGGTTTACCTGCCCCTCCACCGCAGCAATGCGTGGCAAGGTAGATGAGTAGACGCTGTCTAAATATTGGCGCATCAGCGTTGACTTAATGACCTGCAAGTCCTCGGTCATGTCAAAGATGCTGCGTCCAATCAGGCGGTGCGGCATCATAATAGGTGACACGCACGCGAATGGGATGTGGTCAAATGGCTCATTGTGCAAGATGTGCTTGCCCTCAGCGCCAATCGCACAGACGCGCCGACGCTCGGCAATGCCGTCGCCGTCGTAGTCCATTTTGATAATGCACTCATAGTAAGGCACAGACCGCAGTGTCGGGTCTGCCGCATCGACAGGCATTGACGATTCAAGGTCTTGGAATCTGTTGCTGACCTCGCGGTCGGTGTCCAGCTCATTCTCTCCGGCGTACTGCTCAACCTCGTCGCGGTCGTATCCCATAGCCACAAGGTCTGAGACGGTCATGTTGGTGCGGTGGGCTATGAAGTTGGCGTCGTCAAGCGAAGTCGCGTGGCGCGATACCAAGAACTCCTCAGGCGGGATGTTGATGACTTTGATCTCACCTTCTTCGCGCTTGATGCGTACAGTCAAATCGTATTCGGAGCGCAGGTCTTCAGTCTCGCCGGTCTCGTCGTTATACATGCTCTCAACGACGGTCTCTGTCTGAGACACAAGCTCGACAGTCGGGTCGTTCAAAAGCATTGTCAGTTCTTCTTCTGACAGGCCGCTATATTCTTCCTCGTCAACTTCTTCGCGTGTCTCATAAAAGAACTTCACGACACCCAAACGGAATAACAGCGCATCCTTGAAAAACGTGTGCAGGATTTGGTAGCCGGGGTTCTGGGTGTTCAGCACATAATTGACGTAATCAGACGCCTGCTCGGCGGATTCCATATCCTCGGCAGTGCGCGGGCTAAAGCGAACATATTTGTCGTTGGTCGTGAACACCCGCATCAAATTAGGCATGATGGCCTCGACGGTGTCGGCAACCTCAGTCGCAATGACTGTCGAGCGACCGTCTACCTCGTTTCCGAGTGGCTCGCCCAAGTACATATCCAAGGCGCGGAGCCGGTCGGTCGTGTACTCGTTGTCGAAGTGATTGAGCGCGTCGGTGATCTCACCAGACACGATGCTGCCCAATTGTTCGTCGTCCATCTTTTTAGCCATTTTTTCTTGCACCTTTTGCCGCGCGTTTTGGCGCACGCTTAACCTTGGCCGCCGTCTCTGGCGTGCCGACATTATCGCACACTTCCGCCTTTGGTTCTAGCGGGGGCTGCGGTCGCCTTATCCGGCCAACAGTCGGTCGCCTGATGTTCAATGCATCTTCGCCTTTTTGATAGCCTTCTTGACGGCAGTCTTAATCGGAGCGCCACGCTTGCCAGCGGTCTCGACTGTACCCTTGCTGGTCTGCACAAACTTCGACGGAGCTGGCTCAGGCGTCATGTCCGGCATTGCGTTCTTTCCCTGAATACAACGCTGCTTGATTTCGCAGCGGCCACGATATGGGCAGTTATCACAAACGATCATGCTTTGGCCTTCTTTCTCTTTTTCGCGGTCTTTGCAGCCGCCTTGAAAGCCGCAGCCGTGGGCGCACCCTTAGCTCCGACTTTCCTCATTTTCTCACCGCTGCCCGCCTTAATGCGTGCGCGTTTCTTGGCGATATTTCCGTAAAGCGACATCAGCAGTATTTACCGAGAACCTGCTTTGCGCCGCCTGACTTCTTTCCGCCGTTTTTCTTACCGTATCCCATAGCTAACTCCTAACATTTCCATCTGCGTCTAGCTGCCTTGCCGCGCGGGCTAGTCCAGCTCCTCGATCTGGCGCAAAAACTCTTGCGCCGCTTTGCGTCTGCGCTACCGGCTTTGACTTTGCCGGTCACAGGTGCCTTTAGTTTTGAGCCTGTGGCTCGGTTGTATTTTGCACGACCCTTCGCAGTAAGTCCACCACCAGCCTTGACCGACTGCTTTTCACCGCGTCCGACGGATAGGTTTACGCTTTTCTTTTTAGCTGGGGGCATAGTTTAACCTTTGATATTATCCTGATATAGGGTACAATTCGTTTTTAAAATGGAGAAAAATATGAACATAGATAAAGAAACTGCCCTTAACATACACGATGCAATCATGTCAAAGGTCATACATGCCATAACCTTAGCAGAAATGAACGCTGATAATGGCTTCCAAAACGCAGAAGAAACTGAGGAAAACATTGCCGACATCAGAGATTACCTCATTCGCGCCATTGGCATATCTGACAAAGAACTAAACGAACACATAAAACTCAATCCTTAATATAAAATACCCTGATTTCTCAGCATTTGTTTTTGCGCCTCGATAAACTCCATCTGCGGGTCTACAACATCGGGGCGCATAAACTGTGCCTTTCTTCCTATATCATAGGTACGACGAAGGCCAGCGGCGTCTTGTCCTGCTTGCAGGGATAAGGCGTAATCGTCAGGGAAACCCAAGCTGCGATTAAGGGTTACGCCATATCCACCCTCATAGCCTAATGCGTCGCCAACGGTGTCTGGGTATGTTTTATGCAGCCTAATGTCGCTCGCGTCTCCAGCCCTAGTTCTGGCCACTAGTTTCCCTTGTGGAGCCAACAAGCCGATTCCAGCACCTGTGCGCCCATAAGGCATAAATTTAGTCTCAGGCTCCGATATAGCAGCTCTGACAGAACCAATATCTGGGAACCCTTTTTTCTGGTTTGTGCCTTTTGCCGCTTCCTGAACAAAAAACAGTCGGCGGTTTCCTGCGCCTTTTGTGTGGGCATCTTTAGTCAGCCACTCTAACGCCTTTTCTGGATTAGCAAGACCGGGGTAGTCAGGATACTTCTTTTTTATGGACGCTTCAAACGCCTTCAGGTCATCTCTCTTAATAGGGGAATTTGGTATCATTCGCATAATGGTTTCGGCTGTATCGACAGCAAAATCGCCAGAACGCTCTGCCATATTTGTTGTTATGCCGTAAATAGGCGCGTCTGGGTCGCCGCCCAAAAGACCCTTTCGGATTGCTTTAATTTGGTTTTCTATTCCAGACACAGCGCCGGGGGCAGATGCCCACACAGCGCGTAAACTACGCATGTAGTCATTACCGCCCTCAAGATCGACGCCATCACCATAAAGCTCAATATCATTAACTTTGCTAAGGTTACCAAATCTGGTGCGGTCGCCCGATAGGTTAACCATCCAAGACCCCTCAAAGTCTTCTGGCTTGACCTCGACTTCAGGCAACAATGTTCCAGCAGGGGGCGGCGTAAACTCGGATGTCATACGGTCATGTGGAACGCCAGTAAGCAATTTGTTTAAAGTCTTTTCCTCAATATAAGGATTGCCACCAGCATCAATAAGTGTGCGGCTACCATCCGGCAAGACAGCAGTCCTAAACTCAGTGCCGCGCAACTCATTAGGAACGATAGCTGGGGTCTTGCCAACCACCGCTGGCGGGCGATTGTGGCCGATTGTGGCGTTAGCAACCCTAGCGGCTCTAGGGGTCTCAACACCCAAAAGCCCACCAGCGTCGAGGTCAACGACGCGAACATCAGCGGTGTCTGCGCCAGCCTCAATCATACGCGCTAAACGATGGTGGCCGTCTCGTACAAAAAGCTCTCCGCCCTTTTTGACGACCAAAGGCGGCCCCTCTGTTAAAGGCGCGTCGCCGCCACTAAGCAGACCGGGCTGTGTTGCCTTTAGCTGAGAAATAGGGACAGACTGAACCGTTGCAGGCGGCTCCATATACTGTATTGCGTCAGTGCCGTCATCTAACCGCACAATGCGTGCTTTAGCTCTCTCTTGTTCATAACCAGATGTTGCTTTCTGTAACTGATCGAACCGAGCTTTAGAAGCGGCCATATTCTGAGGGTCTATTGGCTCAGTAACCACACGCCCCAAACCTGCAACTTGTTCTGGCGGAGCAGATGAAGCGGCGACAACCCGCTCCTCTGATTTTGTAAGATTTGGGAAATCTTTCACCTCAGAAAAAACGTCAGCCGCAGACGCAACCCTACCAGCCCTTGGCAGCTTCATAGCAGCGCCAACAGGAATAAGCGGTGGCACAACAGCGCCAGCGGCCATAAAAGCGTCACCGAGCAACCCTAGCCCTTGCAGGCCAGCGTCCAAATACTGACCGCTGCCGATGTTAGCCATCATGCTCGGCTCGTATTTGCCGGGGGTTGATATGCTCGGCGCATAGCCAGCAACGTCGGCAAAGCCAGAGCCGGGGGCTAACATCAAGCCAGCGGCTAACGGCGCGTATGGGTCAAATGACGCCATATCCATAGGGTCGGTCAATAGACCTTGGTTATATGCGCCTCTAAATTGATCCATTAAATATTTTTCCTACGCATCATATAGCCAAAATCATCATCATTAACGCCCAAGGCGCTACCGAATTTAGGCAAGTTATCTGTAGGCATCAACGGAACGCCGCCCATCATTTCTTGCTTTGATTCATAATCGTAGCCAAACATTCTATTGTAAAATTCTTCCTCAGACATTTGCAGGGGGTCGGCCAACAGGCCGTAACTACCGGCACCTTCCATAAACTCACCAAAGTCACCGTCACTCGGCTCACCAAAAATCGGGTTATACGGCAAGGCATATTCTGCGGAACTTCTGATTTCATCTGCCGTCAAATCGCCTGACACGACAAGCTCCATAATGTGTGAGCGTGCCGCCTTCGGCATTTTCAGAAAAGATGGCCCCAAAACATCATAGGCAACTTTGACCGGAGATTGGTTAAATGCGTCCTCGTCGCTCATGCCCTCAGGCCGGAACCTAGACGCGGTAACTTTTTCCATCAGACCACCCAATTCGTTTTTGGTTTCAAACTGCGATTTGAATTATACCCTCTTGAGTAGCCGCCAGCAACCGCACCCTGACCCGCGAAGGTCAGCACAAATGCGTCGGCCACGTCAGGCGAT